CGGTCAATCGTTTTCTCTTGTCTTTCTTGATGAGTTTGCTTTCGTTCCTCATGGTATTGCTAGTGAATTCTTTAAGTCTGTATATCCTACAATCTCATCTGGTCAAGAGACAAAAATGATTATTGTCTCTACACCAGCGGGTATGAATCATTTCTATAAGATGTGGGTTGAGGCTGAAGAAGAACGTAGTAAGTTTATGCCAATCGCTGTTGATTGGTGGGAAACACCAGGAAGAGATGAGAAGTGGAAAGAAGAACAAATAGCAAATACAAGTGAAGAAGATTTTAATCAAGAATTTGCTTGTGAATTCTTAGGTAGTAGTTTAACCCTTATCAATGTTAATGTACTACGAAATTTGACGTTTGTCAACCCTAAATTTACAAAAAATAATTTTGATCAATATGAAGATATTTTACCTAATCACGAGTATGTTATTACTGTTGATACCGCAAGAGGTGTGGGATTAGACAACTCTGCATTTGCCGTGATAGACATTACTGAAGTACCATACAGAGTCGTTGCTAAGTTCAAAGATCCACATATATCTCCAATGATGTATCCAGAGATTATCTATACAGTAGCAAAAAACTATAATGATGCTTTTGTATTAGTAGAAGTAAATGATATTGGTGAACAAGTAGCCAATATTCTATATCGCGATTTAGAATATGAAAATCTATTTCAAACAACACCAAGAGGTCGTAAAGGTCAAGTGATTGGTGGTGGTTTCAGCAAACAAAGACAGATGGGCGTAAGAACTACTACACAAGTCAAAGCAGTCGGTTGTTCTACTTTAAAAGATATGGTTGAGAATCAAAAGTTAATCATACAAGATTTTGATATGATAGAGGAGTTATCTAACTTTATTCTCAAAAAAGGTTCTTATGAAGCAGACGAGGGATATCATGATGACCTTGTAATGTGTTTGGTTTTATTTGGTTGGCTCACTCGTCAAGAGTATTTTAAAGATTTGACAAATACAGATATTCGTCAAAAACTTCTTGCTGATAAAGAAGCGTATATGGAAGAAGAGATGTTACCATTTGGATTTTATAATGATGGAAGTGATAATATACAGACAACAACAACTGTAAGTGATTATTATAGTTTAGAAGATATGAGAGAACATTCTAACTGGTAGACCAAGGATCTATTATAGTAATAGAAGATCTTCTTTTCTTCATCGTTTCACTAATTTTTTTCTTTGTTTCTTCACTATGAGTTTTCCCTAGATGAGATTTACTCATTCTAGCACGAGTCTTCTTTGACTTGGGAATACCAAGTTTCGCTAAACTCATTTTACGTTTTGTTTCTTCTGATTTTTTCATGTTTCTATTTATTAACTTAGTTGTAAAATAGTAAAAAAATAAATAATCTTACAAATGATTAGTTTGTTTCTCTTAAATAAGGAGTTTAAAAATGCCTTTTCAAGTTTCTCCGGGCGTAAATGTAAGTGAAATTGACCTTACTACTATTGTACCTGCTGTAGATACCAGTTCTGCTGGTATGGCTGGTCATTTTCGTTGGGGTCCAGTAGATCAGATTGTTCTACTTTCCAACGAAACAGAATTAGTAGATACCTTTAATAAGCCCAATGCTAATACAGCAGACGATTTCTTCACTGCTGCTAACTTTCTTTCATATGCCAATTCTCTACAGACAGTTCGTGTAGTTAAGACTGGCACTTTACAAGATGCTACTGCTGCTCGTAATGCTCATACAGGTGGTGGTGCTTCTGTTGCTAACACTGTTATTAAGAACGAAGATGATTACGAAGAAAATTATTCTTCAGGCATCTCAAGTGTTGGTGAGTTCATTGCTAAGTATCCAGGCGAACTTGGTAACTCACTCAAAGTTTCTACTTGTGTTGGTGCAACACAGTGGGAAGCAACTCTTGCTGCAAATCTAGTATTCACTGCTGGTAGTACATCAGTTCTTACAAAGGGTGCTAATACATCAAATGATCTAACATCTGGTCCTAATATTGATCTAACTTCAGCTCTTTCCAATGGTGATCTTCTTTATGTACAAGATGCTAATTTCAATATTAATACACTACAAGTAGCATCTGCCGTTGCTGGTACTATTACACTAGAAACTGCTCCAACTCAAGAACAACTTTCCACAACAGACAACACTACTAAGATTCAATCAAATAGTGTTAAGCGTCGTTGGGAATACTATAACTTCTTTGATACTGCTCCTGGCACCAGTGATTATACTACTCGTGCTGGTGGATCAGGTGACGAACTTCATATTGCTATTGTTGACGAAGATGGTCTTTGGACTAATGTCAAAAATAATCCAATTGAAAGATTTGCTGCTGTTTCTCTTGCTTCCGATGCAAAAACAGAAGACGGTTCAACAAACTATTATAAGAATGTAGTAAACAACAGATCAAATTATGTTTGGTGGGCTGCTCATGACGGCACACACACCAGTGCTGGTTCACTTGCTACAACAACTTTTAGTGCCGGTGTTGTACCACAAACAAATTCATTTGTTCTAGGTAAAGATGGTTCTGCTCCTGCTAATGCAGACTATTTCACAGGTTATGATAAGTTCAAGAATGTTGAAGAACTAGATGTTGCTATTATGCTTGGCGCTTCTGCCAACTCAACAAGAGCAGTTCATCTAATCAATAATATCGCCGAGTTCCGTAAGGATTGTGTTGTTGTTCTTTCTCCAGAAAGAGCAGATGTTGTTGATAACGCAACATATCCAGGTAAAGAAGTACAAGATATTATTGCATATCGTAACACACTTCCATCAAGTTCCTATTCTATCATCGATAGTGGCTGGAAGTATCAATACGACAAGTATAATGACCTATATCGTTATGTACCTCTTAATGGCGATGTTGCTGGTACAATGGTTCGTACTGATAACGTAAGAGATCCATGGTATTCACCTGCAGGTCTTAATCGTGGTCAAATCAAGAATGTTATCCGTCTTGCTTTCACACCAAATAAAGCAGAACGTGATGAACTTTACAAGAATGGTGTTAATCCAGTAGTATCTTTCCCAGGTCAAGGTACAGTACTATTTGGTGATAAGACCATGCTTTCAAAACCAAGTGCATTTGATCGTATCAATGTTCGTCGTCTCTTTATTGTTCTAGAGAAGGCAATTTCAACTGCTTCTAAATTTACACTGTTTGAGTTCAATGATGAATTCACCAGAGCAAACTTTGTAAATCTAGTTGAGCCATTCCTTCGGGACGTACAGGGTCGTCGTGGTATTACAGACTTCCGTGTAGTCTGTGATGAGACAAATAATACTGCTGAAGTCATTGACCGTAACGAGTTTATTGGTGATATCTTCATCAAACCTGCTCGTTCAATCAATTTCATCCAACTTAATTTCGTTGCGGTGAGAACTGGTGTTGACTTCAGTGAAGTAGTTGGTCAGGTTTAATATAAATAATTAAAACAAAGGAGTTTTAAACATGGCATTCAATATTAATACGTTCCGTGGTAATCTTCTTGGAGGTGGTGCCAGGCCAAATCTATTTCAGGTTAGTTTTGCCAATCCAGTTGACCCAGCGGGCGATACTTTTGTACCTTTCATGGTACAATCAACAGTCATTCCAAGTTCAGAAGTGTCCACAGTTACACTAAACTACTTTGGACGCGCTGTTAAGTATGCTGGTATTAGAACATTCCCAACATGGACTACAACAGTAATCAACGATGAAAACTTTGCTGTAAGGTCTGCTCTTGAGAATTGGTCTGATGCGATTAACGGTCACGCTTCAAATAGACGTGACACCGCTTTCGTAAATCCAGGTTCATACAAAACAGATGCTTTCGTAACTCAGTTTGGTAAGGATGGTGTAGTCCTTCGTAACTACAAGTTTGTTGGTATCTGGCCATCAGTCGTTAGCGATATCGCTCTTGATTGGGGTACAGACGCAATTGAGACATTTACTGTTACTTGGGAATACGATCATTGGGAAGCAGGATCAGGTGGATCAGTCGGTCAGTTGACTACACCAGAAATCGGTGCTGCTATCTAATCGTAGTAAAAAACTATAAAATTAACGGTGGTTTCTTTGGAGACCACCGTTTTTTCTTGGTGATAAATAAATAAGATAAAGACTCTATCTTATAGGAATTAGGTATGCCAATAGAACTTTTTGGATTTGAAATCGCTCGGAAGGGCGAAGAAAACGAAACTAAGAACATCAAATCTCCTGTTCCATTATTATTTGATGATGGTGCTACAGAAGTAACTGGTGCCCAAGGTGCTCTTGCAAATTATGGTGGTTACGTTGTTGATATGGAGGGTTCAGCAAAGAATGAAGCTGAACTTGTAACAAGATATCGCAACATGGCAATGCAACCAGAATGTGATTCTGCTGTTGAAGATATCGTAAATGAAGCAATCGTAATTGATGACGAATTACCAGTAGATATCATTCTAGATGACCTTGAGTATTCTAATAAAGTCAAAGATAGAATTCGTGAAGAGTTCTATAATGTTCTAAAACTTCTCGACTTCAACAATACCGCATATGATTTATTCAGACAATGGTATGTAGATGGTAGACTCTATCATCATATTATGATTGATGAAAAGAAACCAAGAGAAGGTATCAAAGAACTAAGAAAGATTGATCCTAGAAAAATCAAAAAGATTCGTGAGAAGAAAATTGAAATAGAGCCTAGAACTAAGATTAAAGTTGAAAAGGGTTATAATGAATACTATGTATACAATTCAAAAGGATTGAATGCTTCTCAGACTCAATCGGTTGTCAAGATGGCGGCTGACTCAATCTCTCATATTACTAGTGGTCTTGTAGATCCAAATAATAAAATGGTTCTTGGTTATCTACACAAGGCAATCAAACCACTCAATCAATTGAGAATGCTTGAAGATGCTACTGTAATCTATCGTCTTGCTCGCGCTCCAGAAAGAAGAATCTTCTATATCGATGTGGGTAATCTACCTAAGATGAAGGCAGAACAATATCTACACGATATGATGGTTAAACACAAAAATAAACTTCAATATGATGTTACAACTGGTGAGATACGAGATGACCGTAAATTTATGACCATGCTTGAAGACTTCTGGCTTCCAAGACGTGAAGGTGGTAGAGGTACTGAAATCACTACACTTCCTGGCGGTCAAAATCTTGGCGAGATGGATGATGTAGATTATTTCCGCCGTAAACTCTATAAGTCTCTCAATGTTCCTATCACAAGAATGGAAACTGAAAATCAGTTTAATCTCGGAAGATCAACAGAAATCACACGGGATGAACTAAAGTTTACAAAGTTCATTAAAAGACTTAGAGCACGTTTCAGTATTCTTTTTGATGAATTACTAGAAGTACAATTGGTCTTAAAAGGTATTCTTACTCGTAAAGACTGGAATAAAATTAAAGAAGATTTAAAATATGATTTCACCCATGATAATTATTTCTCTGAATTAAAAGAAGCAGAGATTCTTAGAGAAAGATTACAACTAGCAAATGAAGTTGACCAATTTACTGGTAAGTATTATTCAGTTGCTTGGATTCGTAAAAATGTTCTTCGTATGTCTGAAGAAGAAATAAATGATATGGACAAAGAGATTAAAAAGGAACAAGAAGATCCTGATAATCCAATGAATGATGATGGTATGGAAGATGAACCAAATCAATCACCCCCAAATGATGAACCTACAAATGAAGAGATAGAAATTCCTCAAGAGATTAGTGAGGAAGAAAAAAAACTTATCAAAAGCATGACGAAGTTCATGGACTCAATGGTGCCGAGTGAAAATGAGGAAGTCTAGTGTCCAATATTTCTTTAGAAGAGGCTAAACTTCTTGCAACTGTTCTTGCTGTTGTAAAAAAACAGGGAGTAGATTTACGAGAAGAAGTTCTCGAAAATATACAAGAAGTAGTCGGACAACTTATTTTACCAGAAGGCCCTATGGGTCCACAAGGTCTACAAGGTATTCCTGGTGTTCCCGGTGAACAGGGACCACAAGGTATTTCTGGACCACAGGGTGAGAAAGGAGATAAGGGTGACAAAGGTGATCAAGGCGAGATCGGACCTATGGGACCCCAAGGCGATCAAGGTGATCAGGGAACGCAGGGTGACAGAGGTGATCAAGGTAAACAAGGACAAAGAGGACAGAGAGGGCCTCAAGGCGACCGAGGAGAAAAAGGCGAAAAAGGCGACCCAGGAGAGAGGGGCGATACTGGACGAACTGGTCTAAAAGGTGATAAAGGTGATCGTGGTGAGAAGGGTGAAAAAGGTACTCAAGGTCCAAAGGGTCCAAAAGGAAATAAAGGCGACACTGGACCAATAGGACCACAGGGCATTCCGGGACCAATGGGTCCAGTAGGACCAGTTGGATCGAAAGGAGATGTTGGTGAGACGGGACCAGAAGGACCAAAAGGTGAAGATGCTGACGTAGAACCTTTTCGGAAAGATTATGAAGAATATATAAATGGATTAAGAAGAAATACAGATGCCGCTATTCGTAGAATGCAAACTGCTGGAGGAGGTGGTACAGCAGGTGGTGGTTCTACAAGAATACTAGATAATGATGACGTGGTGTTTAATAAGCCGAGTCAATTATCTAATAATGATATACTCATATTTGATAATACGATTCAGAAATTCACCTCACTAAACATAGTCGATGTTATAAATAATATTAAAATTGAGTTAGAAATGCAATACGATAAGTTAGTTGACGAACAAACAGTGGGTGCTAATACCTACACATATATTGGAGAAGCTGTTCCGGGCGGTTCTCGTGGAAATGCAGTATGGAGGATTAAACGTGTTGCGGAATTTGCTAACGGTACCATAGAAGTTCTGTGGGCTAATGATACAGCAAATCTTGATAAAATTTGGAATTCGAGACAAACGTATACGTATACAGCTTAATAAAAGGATAAAAAAACATGGCTGGACCTTTAGGAACTCCACAGAACGATCCTGATTATCTGTCCCAAGGTGCTTCAAAGACGGTATCTGTAAGATTCGTCTCATATGGAACAGATACAGATGGTGCGGGAAATACCGTTAATATTGCTAACGGATCTTCAATAAATCTACTCCCAATTATTAATACTGGTCAGTACTTTGAAATTAGAGGTGCGACATCAGCAAATAATAATGGTTTATATATTATGCGTGGTACACCAGATAATCCTGGTGGTACTGCCAACAATTCACAAAATCAGGCAGTAATTAGAAAAGTTGCCGGTTCTCTTGGCAGTCTAAATGTTAGTGCTGGTGGTGTTGATGGTAATACAGTTACTTTCTTAGGTAACAATACCACAACAGGCGTTTCAACATCTGATAGTCGTAAATCAGTATACTTTGATACATATTCAAAGAAGATCTGGTTAATTGAAAATGGTGTATCAAGTGGAACAAACAGTTTAACAGATGATGGTATTACTCTACAAGCACTGTATTCATTCACCAAGGAAGAATGGAAATCAGACAACTTCCTAATCAAGTTTGACTTCCCATTCACCGCTATTACGCCAGAACAGTTCGAAATTGTTAAGGGTTGGAGATTTTATGACTATGCAGTTGCAAATACAACCCAGACATTCGCCAAACCAGATCGTTCAGGTTCACTTGATGAAACAAATGGTCGTTTAACCCGCAATCTAATTCGTACTGGAGGATGGTCGGAACAGTATTCACAGGCGAATACATTTACTGCTGAACAGTATGCTGGTATTATTACTCTAGGTACTTTTGAAGACTCGACAGAAGATACAGCATATCGTCAGTGGGGTACAGATGCTACTGATACTGGTGCTGCCGATAACTTCGTATTCTTGGGTCCTGTCAACCAAGCAGTCGTGACATTCAAAGATGTAACAGAGACATCAGTAACTGTTTCTACTTCTAACGTTGCTACTCGTGCTGATAGTATCAATTGGTTAGATGAAGGTTATAATGTAGGTGGTAAGATTGTTGTTACAGATGGTGCTAGTTATGGTGAAACTGGTGGTGTGAGAAATTCTTATCTCATTACAGCTATTTCTGGTCAGGTTCTTAACGTTGCTGGTACACCATGGACAGACGGGGCCGACGCTAACTGGAAATCTGCTTATGATAATCGTAGTGAACTAAAACTGTTCCTTCGTGGTAATACTGCGGATACAAAATTCTCTAAGGGTTACGATAGTTCAGACTTGGCTGCGATTGGTGTTACCACTCTCCAGAATCAGGTGTATCGATTCCCGCTAACCAACGCACTAGATCCTAAGATTAATACTGCTGATGAAGATATTACAAACAGCAATAATAACGATCTTACTTCTGCTAACACAGATAACGTCTTGATTAGATACTTTGCTTCACCATTCATTCGTGAAGTTGATAGTGCTACTCTACCAAGAAGTTATGGTATTGTTATTGATGCTGGTACTTTCTCAGGTGTCGATCTAACCAGAACAGATGCAAACACATTTGCAACTGCTGATAAGATCTTTGGTGTTGATACAAGTATATTTGCCCCTGGCGGTACTATTACCGTTCATAATAAACAAGGTAATGGTCAGTATACTATTGACACTATTACCGGTAATGGTGATGCTATTAATGTTCTAGAAGATTCAACTGCATGGACTGGTGACGCTTCATTCACTATTGAAAGAGCAACACCATTAGCTCTAACAATTGAACAAATCTACAACGTTACACAAAATAGACTAAGACTTGCTGGTAATGTCAATAGTGCTAATAACACTGCAACAGGTGTGGTGACAGGTCGTACAGCAGATGAACTATTAACGTTCGTTGGTGATGCGATTACCGGTGGTTCAATAACTGCTCCACCAGAAAATCCATATGGTGGTGGTACAGGTGTTGCGATTGAAGGTTTTGCCTCGACTGACCGAAACGATGTTACTCTTGTTGATAATACTGATACTGTTAGAAACTTCCCATTCTTGGCGGTGTCAACACTCTCATTCAACGATAACTTGACATCAGATACCAATCCAGTATTCTCACTGTTCTACGAGTTTACATTTAGAAGAACAGTTACACTAAGTGGTACTGGTATTAGTTCAATTTCTGGACGTAATGCTACTATTGATATTACTGCTACTGGGTCACAATCAACTGACTTCACACAAGCAGGCACTGGATCGGGTAATAATGAATCTCCTGCTTCTGGTAGTGGTAGTACACAACATCTACTCGCCGATGATTATATCAGAGTTGCGGGTTGTGATAATCCACAAAACAATGGTATCTATCGTATTAGAAGTAGAGATAGTGCTACAGTACTTCAAGTTACTAAAGTTGATGGTGATGCTCCAACAGCAGAAACATCAACAGCAAACGTTCTAATCGATGAAGATCCTATTGATTCGCCTGATGCTATTGCAGTTGAAGAAGAATCAGGTGTTTATGGTGTAGGATCCGG